TCTACGATATTCAACCCTGCCTCTTAGGCGCATTAAGTTAGGATCAAAACCTTCGATATCGTCAAAGAACCTAGATTTACGATTGCTTTGTATATCCGTATCTCCGTTATCCCCGGCGCCGGTGCCTTCCATTCTGTAAATATTTCCTGAGTCGTCCCCGGTATATACAAAGTAATTCTTCCCTCCGGGTTCACGCATATAAATCGCCGATTTGGTAATGAAGCTAAACGCATGATCTGTTTTGTAATGTGACCAAGGAGAAAGCCCTGTCGGAAGCATTTCTTTAAACAGAACCAACAATTTGTTTGCATCACTGGTAAAGAAAAACACTTTCTGTCTGGACTGATCATAGACCGTAATACAGTCTGTTAAGTCTGCAACGGTAGATCTGATAAACCGTGAAAGGTCGTCTGTCTTAACGTCTCCGAACGTCTCGGTAGACCGTAGCGACTCGATAACACCGTCTTTACGCATAAACGCTATGTCGTCACCGATACTGGCTAACGTCTCCGTACCAATAGCGGCGGAACCGGCATAAAAAGAAGTCCAGGCAAAATCTTTAGAATCACTCCCTGTCAACTTCCATAACCTTCCATTTTCTGTGGATATTATTAGAATCCCAAAAAATAGCGCGACTCCATTAACTGGCCTTAAATCCGGTGTCAACATGAAAAATGCTTCTTCACCTGTCGTAAAGCTGGAATCCTGTGCTCTTTTGGAAGTGTCGTAACTCTCTGGATTCTCAAAGGCTGAACCGACGAGAAGATGTGGGGTATCGGTTCCGGTCTTTACATTAAACAACCACGTTCTACCTAAATGGACAATGGCATATTTAGCAAAAAGATTCCCGCCAAGCCCGTGTGTCAAAGTCGTTAGAGACGTTCCGTCCCACTTTTTAACAACCGTGTCTTTATTAATATCGGTAATAACCGAATATCCGTCTAGCAACCAAGACATCCCTCTTAATTTAGAGGTCGCGGTAACGGTGCCTTTCGAGGTAAACGCCGACGCTCCATCCCAGGTATAAACAGTATCCCCGGACTGGATTAATGTCGTTTCAGTGTCGTCGTTTTTTATTAACTGTATAAAGCCATTGATCGAAGCGGTATTCGTTGAAGTCCCTTTCTTATCGAAAGGTTTCCTGGGATTGAAATGCGTATTGTTAGAGCCTAGTTCGAAATTAGACCCTTTAATACATTCAGACGGATTGACAAGGCTAACGTCCTGTTCGTTAAGTCCGCCTTGGAAAGTCAACTCCGCCATTAAATATATCCACTACCATAGAACTTAGAAGGATTCGTTGGCCTTATAAGGGCATACAGCCTTGACTTGGCATTGTTATAAGTAGCATCTTCCGTTAAAAGACCTAAATCTTTATCGGCAATCATGAAATGAAAACGTCTCGATGCTGCACTGATAAACGCTTGAAACTCAATCGTGTTATGAAACGGCATTGTGTCCGTTGTGTTAGTAACAGATACGTCTTTTTCATAATCGTAAGAGAGAGACCGATTGTTATAAACAGAATTAGGGACGTTAAAGAACGCTACTTTCTTTGAAGTCGTGGCGTCCCAATACCACCATGTCGGCGCGCCCTCATCAGTCTTATAAGTAAATATTTGAGTCTGAAGTCTTTCTTCCCCACCGGGCCATTCATAAATCTGGACGTTATCGGTAGCATCAAAGAAATGTGGTTCACCAAAGAACCGAATAAAATCTGAGGCTAAAGCATAGACTCTGGTGCTGGTAAGTAAGGTAATAGTCGTATTGGTTTTCTCATAAGGGATCAGACGCTCCGAGACTATATCAGTCAATTCATCTTGAATAGCGATCTGTGCCATTTCAATATCAGAAGCATGTTGATCGTCTGAAAACGCCGTAATATTATCGTCGTCTCCTTTTATGATGTTATTTATCCTGAGAAGTCTATTAACCCCATCAATAAAAGTAGCCATGGTTCACCAAAAAAAGGGGACCGAAGTCCCCTATCGTTAAGGTTTTGTTAAAGGGCTGTTGCTAAAGTCAGCGTTTTCACAATCCAAGACCCATTGAGAATCTTGGTTGCGTGCCACGCCTTCCAGGCGATAGAACCGATTTCATTGAACATATCACCCACACCGGAAGAACCTACTTGATGATGGATGATCTGGACGGCTTTTTCTTTTCCTTCATACATCTTCGTGACTGACGTTGTATAACGGACACCAAGACCGATAGTGCCTATTGCTTCTTTCCCGTAGATATAAGAAGTGTAGACATCATTAGTATCCACAGAGACGCCATTAAAGACATCAGAAGTTGAAGTTGTACCGGCCCCGGTCTCAACAGGTGCGATTTCAGAAGCAACCCACCGGACACCATTTACGGCACCAAACTCTCCTACTAGGGTTTCGGTGTAACCACCGTACTGCTCTACCCCTAGGAAGTTGGTTAGATCACGAATATCTTCCTCAACGTCAGGGTGACAAATACCGAAATATGAACCTCTAACGGTTGAAGTCGTGACTTTTACGTTACCGGTTGCCATCGTAAACATCTTCATTGCGGAGTTGCGATTCAATTTGTTTACAGAAAATTTAATATCGCTCGCTTTAATTTCCGCAACAACAGCGGATTTATTAGCTGCTCCTGAAGCATAACGAATTAGGGTTGCGTTATCGAACTCCGTTCTTGCAACGTCATTCAATGACTCACCCGCGTTCGCCCCCAATGTTTCCATTAGGGCCATCGTATTCGTGTTGATGTTAAAAAGGTCTACTTCCTCCGTTAAGATGATTGCGTTGCCGTATTTAGCAACCGCTTTGGTGACATTGATAATTGTCGGGGTTACCGCTGTACGGCCAACACCAAAAGCCAGTGTTGAACCGGCGGAGACTTCTGACAATGCCGTTGTCGCCTTAGCGAGGTTGTCAATACGACGCCACTTAACGGTTGCTGATCCCTGCACCTTTTCCAGCGTGCCGGGAAGGGTTCCGTTAAAGAACGGAAGTGTCTTCCTGGCTGCCGACAATAAGCCACGCATATAGACATTATTGATCGGTGCTGGAATATTACTGTTAAAGTTAGTGACTGCGAGTGCCAATTTCTTATCCTCGTTTCATTTGCTCCCACTTTTGATCAAACTCTGCATCAGATAACTGCATCATCTCATCGCTTTCATTTGACTCTTGAGTGGTAGCTTTTGTTCTGGATTTAGCCGCACGAAGGTTTTCCGCTAATTGAGGATCAGTCTGAGTCTGAAACACTTTAGAAGCCTGTTTTGCTATAACGTTTAGGGCTTCACCCAATGCTTTAGGATTCATCGTCCTCTTATCCCATATACTTTTAAATATAGGGTCATCCCGATAACGTTTCTCCAAAAGGATTTCCGCATAAACGGGATCAACTTCCAGTGTTTGATTTACTTGTGCGACCGCCTTGTTTACCTCGGCATCCAGCTTTGTTTGGGTAGCCTGTTGCTTAATTTCTGAAACCTGTTGTGTTAAATCCCTTAATGAACCTTCAAGCTGTTGGTTGCGTTGAGAAAGATTAGCTTGATAGGTATTCCACTCATCAGGATTGATGACTGGATCAGGGAAAGTAGTGGTTTCAGGTGGTTTAACGATTTCAGGCTGCTGTGGTTGTGCCGTAAACTTACTTACTTGTTCTTCAACATTATACTTCTTCGCTACGTCTTCAAGCGTGGTTTCGGTTTCTGTAGTAACGTCTTCAGTCTTTTCCTTTTCAGGTTCAGTCTGTGTTTGTTCTGGTGGCATGTTTCACCTCTATCTTTAGATAAGTTAACCAAATATCAAAACCCCGCTGTTCCGCCGACTTGGCTTTCCATTCCTCGGTATTGTCATTCCGTGGATTATGTAACGGCACAACAGGACGTTGTTTTAATATTTCACTAATGAGTTGCGTGTATCGAGGATCGGAGTTTATTTCTAATAAAAAATCTTCATTCATACGGATAACAATAATAATATGATAATGGCATCTTCCTCGAATTGTATGAGTTTTTTTAATCGTGCTTCTTTTTCAAGAATAGCAATTATATCAAAACGTTGTTTTTCGCTGATAAGAAGTGTCTTAGTGGCTTCTACTCTCTCAGTGA